GATGTTCCCATCTTATTAGCATTATCTGACATATCAATCATAGCCATGTTTGCTGTTTCAGCAGCTTTATTAGTGTCACCACCAAGAGATTGCAAGAGACTAGCTGAGAAGCCTGTCACATTTTCCATGTAGGCATTAGCTGACAAACCTGTTGTTTTGTAGGCCTCATTAGCATAACCCTTTACCTTGTCAGCAGAACCTTTGAATAAAGTTTCGATACCTCCAAGTGATTGTTGAAGCGCTGCTCCTTCACTGATAGCCGCCGAAAATGCCTTGCCAATCCCTGCCGCTGTAATAACTTTCGTCATAACGCCAACAAGACTAGACCCCAATGACTGTCCAGCACTTTGTCCTGCTGCACTCGCTTCAGGATCGAGGATTGATTGGATTTTACCAGTAATGCCTCTAGCTGATGGTATCAATTGTACATAAGCCTGTGCTATTTCTGTCGCCACTAATCCTCACCTCCTATCTTTTCTAGAATTTGCTGACGATATTCTTCAAAGTCCTCACCAGAATCGAAGATCATCTCCTTACTTTCTTTAGCTTTAGTTTTACCTGTCAGCTCCTCTGCAACCATTAATGGTTTGTTGATTCCTTTCTGACCGTCTGTTGTTTTAAACCACACAAGAGCAGAAAGCCTATCAAGCACACCTGCAAGCAAAAAGGTTTCAAAAGGAACTTTGCTATTGGTCATTGCTAGTTTGATCCGTGAATCATCTCTCAAACCAAAAGCAAAAACAGCTACCTGGTCAGCAGGTAACTGTCTGTAATCAAAAATCCCATATGTTTCAGCTAAATCACAAATAAGAGCATCTTCATCTGTTTGAATCATTCTAGCAAGGAGCGCTATTTTTTTAACTGGTTCTGACTTGTGAAAATCTCACTAATTTCTGCTCCCATTTTATCCAAAGGAACAATGCCATCCGCAGTCCGCACATGGTTTTTCAAATCTTCTGATTTGTCACCAAGCATAAGTTTGACTACTTTTGGTAAAACTGCTGGATTTGTATCTACTTCTGCAATAACTTCAAGTAACTCATAGTTTTCCAAGCGCTCTTTTGTAATTTCAAAAGCAAATCCGGTTGAAGTCACACCACGAATTGTTTTAATCTGTGGCGCAGCTTCTTTATTTTTCTTTTTACGATTTTGTTTTGACATAGTTAAGCTCCTTTGATGTATTCATAGTGTGTGTCGTCAGCAGCGTTAGGGAAAGCAGTTACTGTCGTACCATACCCAAGGACACTTCCATCTTTATAAGGGATTTCATCAATGGCAGTTACCTTTCCTGAAGGGATAACAATACGTTTAAGTACACCACCTTTTAGGACTGTTTCGATAACTAGACAATGATGTGGCAATTCTTTTGAGTTTGCCTTAATCGTAATTCCTGAAGACAAATCCCCAGATACATTATCTGGTCCATACACTTCCTTCAAAACTTCCACATTCAATGCTTCAATCAGCATATATTTGAAAGTGTCTGTCTTTTCCTTTTGAACCGAACTTACAACGACGCCACCCCACGCCTTAATATTTTCTGATTCTGGGGAGTTGCTATTGGTCATACCATCTTCTGAAATATAACCAAGCGCTTTAAACGCATCATCTAATTTTGTAGTTGCGTCTGTTGGAAGTGCTGTTCCAAGAGGTGCAGAATAAACCGCACCTCCAATTTTAGGTTTTGCAGTCGTTACATTTGCTTCTGTAGCCATTTAATTTCTCCTTTTTTAAAAATAATTAATATCAAATACAGCTTGATATCGATATTGTTTCATTTCAGTGTCCGTAAAGTTGTAATCGCTGTTTAAGTGGACACCACAGATTGAATCTAATTCAATCAATCCCTTCACAGCACTTTTCACTTTCACATTAAGCTCTGCAGCCTTCTGCATAGTTGGGCCATAGCTTTGAAAAGCAAAGGTCGCACTACCAGAATGATTTCGCTCCTTACCGCCAGTTTTTTGAATAATGACAAAGCTATCGGGAGCTTCAGCTTCATGCTCAAAAAATGACGGTACATCTAAATGACCGTCAAGATATTTCTTGATAATAATTTCAATCATCTAATGCACCGCCTTCAACAAAGTGTTATTTTTCAAATTATCTCTTTTTGCTTTTTGCGTAGCTGGATAAATCATAGCATTGACCCTTGTCTTACCAACCTGGCTATCTTGTTCATAGCCAGGACCACATCTTTTTTTAATGACCGTTGCTTCTTTGTTCAGAATATCCTGAATCTCTTTGGATTTCAAAAGAGCTCCTACACCCGCACCGATAAGCTTGACTTTTGTATTACTCATACGCTTCAACCATCACTTTCTTATTCCATTCCAGAGGCATCATGGCTTCAATGCCTTCTAAGGGAATGCCAATCGTGCGCCATTTGCGCCCAAAGAAACGAACTTCACGGTCTTTCCACTCGTTCTGATCACCTTTTGGGACGCCTAGCGTATAAGCGGCCTTTTTACCAGTAAGATTCAGTTGATTGGTGACATCTTCTGTCGAAGACGGAACAACCAGAACATTTTCTACTTGAATTTCTTTATTCTCATAGATAGGATGACCAAAGTCATCCTTTCCATTCTTGGTTTTTCCAATCAATGTTACAGTAATTCCTTTAATCCGTCCCATAGATATCAATCACCCCATATCTTTGCTTTTTGAGGCCCAGACGTTTCAATTCTGAATCCTTGATAAAGAGACCACCGCCAGGAACTAGATAAGAACCACTGAAGGAATAACCTAAAGCAGACTCAGCCACCTGAGTCATTGGTTCCTGATCAGTTGAGGTCATCAACGTGCGAGCTACCACATCAACCGTGACGGACTTAACGACCATAGCAAAAGATGGGTCAGTAGCCACCAACCCATCTAAATCCTTGCCAACTTTTTTAGCTTCAACACGAAGAGAATGAGAAACAACTTCCAACAGCGCTTCGGCTCGTTTTTCCTCATCGAATTTCAACGCTCGCCACAATTTTTTCAAATCTTCTACTGTTGCAAAGTTTTCCATCTCAATCACCCTTCATTTGCGATTAGTAAATCAAGCAAAGTAGATTTATTTGCCTTGCTATCATACTCAACACCTAATTCATCAAGTTTCTCCTTGATTTCTGGAACAGTAAGGCGATATTCTTCCTTGAATTCACTAATAGGAACCCAATCACCTGCCAATTTACTGTCTGTTTCAATTGTCACTAATGTTTCTTTGTTAATATATTCCATATTAAGCCTCCACACGAGCAAATGCCTGCTCGTCAAGAATTCCCCAGCCTACATACACTTGCGTACGCAAGCAAACTTCACGGTAGCGTTTCAAATCGCGACCAGCTCCGTCTGGATCACCGTATTTAATGATTTCAAGAGGAATTTCATCTGCATATCCCCATTTGACGGCATTTTCAAAATCACCAACGATAACATGGTCTTTTTTAGCCGAACTTGCAACTGTTGTCAATGTTTTATTGACATCTGACTTCATTCCGTAAAATGATCCTGGATTTTGGCCAAAACGGTATTCAGGATATTGGACTACCCCGTTTACCTTGATGTTTCCAAGTGCTGCTCCTGCAGCAGGAGACAATGCGATCCCATTTACTTCGCAATCATTTGCTGTGATGGTTGCAACGGCAGCATCAATATTTTCATCAATTTTACTTGCTTCATAAGCAACTACATTCCCTGTGATCAAACCATCAAATGAGTTTGTTGTTTTGAAAGAAGCATCTGTCATTGATTTTGGTTCAAGTCCATGGAATGAAGCAATGTCAATTGCTTGTGCAACTTTTTTAGACAAGCCATCAATAAATGATTTGAGGTAAGATAATTGTTTTTCTTCCGAACAATTTACAAACTCCTCAGATACCCGTGCTTGGTAAGTAATCAAAATAGGTTTGATTACCTTTGGTTTCATAGTTGCACTTCCAGCGTTCGAAGGATTGCCTTCACCTACGATTTCAGCATTTCCTTCGAGATTGAATACAAATGTTTCAGTTCCAGAAAATGGAATAGGTTCTCGAGTAGTAAGTTTTGCAAGGGTTGAATGTCCCTTTACCTTACTAAAAATGTCTTGGACTGTTTCGACTGGGAAAAGATCCCCTGTTTGTAGTGTTGCCATAAATTATTCTCCTCTCATTTTGTGCAACATTCCTTTTAATGCTGCATCTTTGTCATCGCCTAAACTAGGCTCATTTGTTTTCAGTGGCGGGATTGATTCCTTAGATTTCATAAATCCAGCCAAGCGCTCTGCATCAGCTTTCAAGCTTTCTTCATCATTACCTTGCAAACGATCTGCAAGGTCGTAAGGCAATCCATGTTGCAAAGCAATCCGAGTTCGCAGACTAGCCGTCTCATAACCAGCGATTTGCTTCTGCATGTCTTCAAGTTGCTTGTCAGCATCTGCCTTACTTTGATTGTTGGCTTCAATCGTTGACTTCAAGCCAATATTTTCTTTCTCCAACTCTTCAACGCGAGATTTGATCTGGTCATAGTCGCTATACTTCGCTTTCTCACGAGATAAACGCTCCTTAATAGCAGCATCAAATTCTTCTTGTGTTGTGATTGGTTTAAATTCTGACATTCTCTTGTCTCCTTTCTCCTGCTTTCCCGGCAGTTCGGTAATTTTTTTGCATCAAAAAAAGCAGTCACAAGACCGCTTATTTTAATAACTGATTTTTTGCTTTTTCTTAGGCTTAGTTGTAGCACAAGCCCAGTGCGCAAGCAAAGCGCTATCCATCAAAGAAATATCCATATCGTCAAAGTGCGATCGATAACCAAAGCCACCATTTGAGCCAATATTCCGCTTGTCGCAGTTAGTGGCTACTTTTGATAGCGATGGCTGGCCAGCGTGACAGATGGTTTTCTGATAGATTCCTTGTTCCCAAAGAGCGTTAGCCACGATGATTTCTTTCACTGTCGGCAGAATCACGTTCTTGATTCTATAGTCCTTCAACTCTTCGTCCAGGATCTTCTGACCACTTGCACCATCAATGACAATCTGAGCTACATCAGCTTGTCTCAGAAAAGCAACCATCCACTCATTACCATTACGAACAGATTGGCAATCGACTGTCTCAACAAAGAAACGGGCATCCTTGGTACGTGCAGCAATGCTCAATGCCACGTTCGTTCCATCTTGGCCATACTTGATCCCAACAGACAGCTTGCCAGACAATTCTGGGATATCATCCACCTTGAGCTCGTTCCACTCCGTTTCAGAAATAGCAGATTTCTGGTTGTAAGTTGGCCAAAATCCCAAACGTTGGATATTATGGTCCAGCTTATCCTCACCAAGCTCTGCCTCAATCTTCCGCTCATTTAAGTGGTATCCCATGGATGGATTAGAATTATACCAGGCTTCCACATCGTCAATTTCCTTTTCATCAGAAACAGACCACTCAGCCCAGCCAGAATACTTCCCTTTCCCAAATAGACATATCTCACGATACTTAGTAAAGACCGTTCCACTTGATACAGGTGTCGGAGGTGTTCCACACATGATTGTGATAGGATTCTCACTATCCGTAACCGTGTATTTCAAAGCAGATTCTTGCTCGGTCGTGTACTCTTGAGCCTCGTCAATGATCAGCATGTCAAAACCTTCACCTAGACCACCATTTGATGTCCTAGTACGGAATTGGATAACACCACCTGTTGAATAAAGTTCAATCCTCTCCTGCCCCTTCGCACGAATGGAATTGAAATCCTCACCATCCACATACCCCATTTTTTCAAGGTATCGTTTCACCTTCTCAAAAGAGGAATGAGATGTAGAAATTCGGTGAGCCGTGTGCAGGATATTCAATCCCTTATGCAAGCCCCAAATTTCAAGAATATAAAGGATTTCAGATTTCCCATTACGACGAGGAATAGAGTAACCAAACTTCTGATGCACCCAAAGACCGTTCTTGTCAACAGCCATCATGGGTAATAAAAGATTCTTCTGCCAAGCATAGCAAGAAAGACCAGTCCGTTCGTAAAGTTCAATCGCTTCTTTAGCTTTTGAATTTTTCTTGACGTATTTTAAAATCACCGATTGAGTAGGATTCTGATTGC